TTACCCATTGGCGCGGCTTAAGAGCTTATTTTTGAATTCACAATGGTCACGATATAACCATCTTGCTCGCCCGTGGATAACTTTGGCTTTTGGCAGGTCGCCGGACTTAATCCGGTCATAGATGAAGGTTTTACCAAAGCCAGTATCAGCCATGATGAATTTCAAATCAACCAGTGAATCAGGCTGTAGTTCGTGTTGCATGAGTGCTATCTCCGAATAGGGAATCGAACCTGCAAATCAGGCAATAAAAAACCGCCATCAGGCGGCTTGGTGTTCTTTCAGTTCTTCAATTCGAATATTGGTTACGTCTGCATGTGCTATCTGCGCCCATAGCATCCAGTGGTTATAGCAGTCGTTGATGTCCTCTGCTTCGATAACCCTGTTGAATGGCTCTCCATTCCATTCACCTGTGACTCGAAAGTGCATTTATCATCTCCATAAAGCAAAACTCGCCGTAGCGAGTTCAGATAAAAGAAATCCCCGCGAGTGCGAGGATTGTTATTCACCTTTAACGGCAAGTTGCAGGTTAGCCACGGTTTACCTCCTGCGGCGGTTCCGGTAGCGGCATCCAGTGAGTTGCCTGCTCAATATCATTACCAGGCTTAATCGTTGCATCTCCGCGCCGAAAGGTGCTTCCGGTATAGCGTGCGGAGCATATTAGCGGTTCAACCAGAGAGCTATCGAAATTCACCGAAATAAGCACGTTCTGGCCCTTTTCAGGCATTCGCTCACTACAGCTTATCCAACCATCCGGAGTTACCGGATAGTTGCCACCCTGAACAGTAGGCATATCCGGACCTTTGCGAATCGCCCTGGCAAGATCGATTGGGTCGTCGTATAACCAGTCACCTGTTTGCGGATGATTGGCTTCTGCCAATTGTGCAGCCCACTCCAGGCCGTCTTTGTGTCCTTGCAGATAGTCCAGCGGTAACTCATCACTATTACTTACAGGTTCGGCCTGAAGCATGGCGGCGCGATAGGCGTTCCAGCCGACAGCTTTTCCGTGTTCAAACGCGCTGTCAAAGTCATCATCAATTTCCATCGCAGCGGGCACAGATACCGGCGCTGGCGGGGCGGTGTAAAGCGGCGTTACTTCTCGCAGCGGGTCGGCATAAGCATTGCCACTATCGAAGCTGACGTTGTTTTTTGCCCCGCCTCCTGACAGCAACCACGCCACCGGCTCCGCTTCGAGCGATGCCAGCGCAATCCGTGCCAGTTCCATTTGTTCACCACGGGTAAGCCCGTTTTCAAGCGGATTTTTAATGAACAATTCAATACGTTCTTTGGTAATAGTGATCATGGGTTAGTCCTCACCTTTCTGTTGCACTACCGGAACCGATAAATCGACGCACCAGGAGATAACGCCGAATTGATCATCGTTCTGCGCTTCACCCCAAACGTAATATTTTGATCCTGGCCGACCCATTGCCGGGTCAAATACTTCTATGCCGCGTTCTGCCGTTAACGACATCAGAATCTGATGCAGGACGCCTTTGATGTTCAGTGACGGAACGGTCAGGAAGTAAATAAACCCGTAAAGCAATTCGGCCTTGCGCTGGCTTCCATAAAAATACGGGATTTTGTAATAATCCAGCGCGTCGTCGAGCCAGTCTGTTTTGTCGTGGAATTTCTGATGCCAGCGTTCCACTACCTCATCGACAGGTTGACCGGCAACCATTGCAACGCAGGTAGCCATGCAGGTGTTAAATGTTGGCTGCATTTGATGTTGAAGCATCACTCCCCCTTACCGATGCCAGCGGCTGGCATATCGCACATGTTAGTTGGATGCGGGTTCTCGCGAATAATCCGCGCCATTCGAGCCGCAGGGGTTTCTGTTTCTTCGTTGAACTCGCGAATTACAGCAGCCAACTTGTCAGCGTCAGCAGGCGATATATCGCCATCAATAAACATCACTGGCTTACACTTATTCGCTTCCAGTTCAGCGATTCGCTTCTCTGCGGCTTCCAGCGATGCCAGCAGCGCCACTGAGCGCAGAGCCAATTTCGCAAGCATGTTTGTATCCTTCAAGCTCATCAGCCAATGCCCAGGATTGCTTTTGCAATACTCCATATCAGCTAATTTATTGAGCCATTCAATTTTTTCTTGATTTAACGCCTGTTTGTCGATGTTGCTCATTGGGCGGTTCCTTCGTAACCGATGGCTTCTGCAATTTCAGCAAGTGTCTCTGCACTTTCACCCACTGGCTCATTCATCCAGTCGAAGGAAACAAGCTTACCGCCTTCGATAACGCCGATGTTGAAATCATCACTACCTTGTGTTTTCAGACCATGCTTGATTGCCTTATCGCGCTTATCGAAGTCAACGCCGTCTGTCGTGTATTCAACTCCATGGCCTTTCTCGTTGCACCACCAGTACTGCTGAATAACGATGTATGATTTGCTCATAGCGCGGCTCCTTTGCGAATTTGCTCCCTGAACAAGCGGGCTGAGACGATGATGTCTCTGATGCGTACTGATTTTTCGTCGAACTGCTCACCACCGTTTTTAATATGCGCATCCAGTTCTGCACTGTGATGCTGGATGAAAGCGTTGAGGCACTGCGCCCGCACTTCAGCCAGGAAAGCGTCGGTGGCTGGGGTTTTGTTATCTGACTCCAGCCACTGGTTGTAGTAATAATCGAACATGCCAGTAGGATAACCACATCCGCCGTGCACGTGGTCTTTCATAGCAGAACCACACATGCAGTAGTCATTGTCAGTATTACTAATGATGTTGATAAGTTGCTGTGTCCGTTGCTTCAACATCGCATTCTCCGCTGCCAGCGCCGCGCACTTGGCCTCAAGGTTATCAATCGTGATTCCAGCAGAACGACACTCCCGCAACGCCGTTTCCAGTTTTGATTCAAGTTCGCCGAACTTACGGACAAGATATTCAGCGTTTGTTTCGTTAACCTTTAAATCTCGTGGGATGCATTTACCTTTCAGAAAACCATCCATCTCAATTAGTGACATTTGTTTCATTTCTTCCCACTCCGCCACATCGCATTCAGATATTTGTTTTGATTCACTGATGGAAAAGAATTTCTCTTAAGTAATTCCTCTCTCGATGGCATTGGCTTTACGCGTTGGCGAATAATAATTTCTGCCGGAAGAATGCCGGGATTGTATGCAAGTCCTCTCATGATTTACTCTCCACGAGCTGGTCAATAGCCATGCTAAGTGACACACCTAAAGTCTCGATATGTTGCTGAATATCCTGTAGCGTCTGCGCCTGAGATAACAGAATTTCACGGTTGCATAACTCTTTAACCAGATGCTCAAACTTGCTGTAATAACCGATACGGCTTAGTCTTTCTTTCCCTGCATTCTCGCCTTCTTTGATAATTCCTCTTTCATTAAGAATCAGGTCGTATTTTGTTCCAGTAATAACGTATTTTCCGAGGTCGATGTTCAGCTTCATTGTTAATTACTCCATGTTAATTTATTCGTATGCCTGCTCTTTCTTCATCGAGTTTTTTTAGCTTGTATCGCATAGCTCTTACTGAATAAATTGAGCGGCAGGTTGCAATTGCTATTTCTTCTGCGGAGAACTTACCGAAAAGTGATACTTCGGCTCTTGTCCAGCGTCTTCCACGAAGTCGGCTAACAATGTCAGCGCCAATCCTTGTTGCTTTCGCCATTACTGCTTTTTCAGTCCTTTCCAGTTTTTCAGCGATAACTTCAACTGGCATTGTCGCCGATACTTCGCGCAAGAAATCGACTTCCCATTTCTCCCATGGAGTCTTTTTCATAGGCGATACCGTTATTTGATAAGAAGTGAAGGTTTCCCAACCTTGAGTTGAGCACCGGGAATATTTATTCCTGCTTTTAGTTGGTGTTTGATTGCCAGTTTGTCGGCTTTAATTGTCGTTTCAAACTCAACGTATTCAGGAGGAAGGACGCTTGAGTCGATGATTTCTACAATTTCTGACGGTTTGCAGATTGTTACCTGGTGAATACCTGCTCGAATATTTTTCTTGCCAACCATTTCAAGCGATGACGCTATATATGATTTGATGCTGTCAATCTTATTTTGGATTACTGCGGCTCGCTCATTCAGTGACTTTGCCTCTTCCTTGAGGCGTTCAGCATAACCAGATTCATTTTTAATGACGGAAAGAAGTTGCTCTATTTTATCGGTAAATTCTCCTTCCATGCCTTCTATTGTGTCAGCAATCATCTCTGGCTCTAAATCTGAATCCATCAGCTTTGCGTATTCATTGGCTATTTCATACAGTTTGCTCACTGGCAACCTCCAGTTTCGCTTTGCATTCTACGTAAATGGCTTGTACGTTCTGCTGCAATTTCATTCCAGATGTCAGGCGATATGCTTCTGCAAAATATCGCTTCAAATCATCCATGTTTTCAGCATGAGCCATTTCATCACAAAGAAGTTGTGCTTTATCCATAATTTCCTGCTGGCGTTTCCTTTCATCTTCGCGGATATCTTCCTCTGATTTGTGCGGCATAACTGGTTCAGTCCACACACCTTCTTCTTCGTTTAGTACGTGAATAGCACTATCAAGACGTGATGCCTTAGGCCAATACTTGCTTGCACGCTTTACGACCGTCTTTCGCGCCATCTCATTCCAGTGATTTACCCATGGTCCTTTATCGCTGAATGCCGCCTTGCTTGTTTTCCTTACAGCCTCAATTTCAGCCAGACTCATCTCTTCCGTTAGATAATCACCTGCTGGCGTCTTAACTGTGCAGTAAACACCAACTATATCGCCACGATCACCGAAGGCGTTGTATTTATGGGTTGGTGCTTTATCAAGCCCGTTTGACTCATAGGTATCGTTAGCATGAACAAGTTTTGCCTGACCCCATGAGATAACACCAGACTCCATTGCAATATGGAGCAATCCCATATAACTGATATCAAGGCAAACCATGCCGTCGCGCGGAACCAGATAAGCCAGTTTGCTGGCCGGGTTTAAGGTGATGCCGATCGCCGCAACATTGATGATGGCGTTCTGTGCGCTGGTTGGATTTGCCAGTGCCGTTTTAGCCAGGTAATCGTTTTTCTGGAAATACTGAATTGCAAACTGGCTTTCCTTAGCCCATGTCACCGTCTGTTCAGTCAATGCTCCGCAGAATAACTGCTCCTGCTGTTTAACGAATTCAACGATATTGCTCATGCTGCTTCTCCAAAAATGTGTCTGCGTTTAAATATTGCGAAGGCATATTCAGCCTTAACTCTTTCGGTTATTGCATCCCAGAACCATTCAGCGGCTTTTTCCTGATAGTCACAGTCATCATCTTCCAGCCAGTCGATAGCGTCCTTAGTGTGTTCATCTGGTTTATATGAGCGAAGCATTTCGCTTATTGGGTCGCAACGTTTGCAGAGGCGATCAACTTCACTGTTGATTCGCTCGTAATCTTCATCAGTAAAACTTGCGATTATTTGCGATATTTCACGCTTATCATTCAGAGTCAGAATCATCATCTTTCTCCTGTTCTTTGTGCTGATTGAGCATTTTGTTCATCTGACGAATGAATTCTTCGTCTGACCAGTTATCCGTAAAACTCATGGACGGCCTTGTTGTTTCAAAATATCCCAAAGCTTTTCGAGCAAACTTTTCATTCTTGGTTGTTTAAAGTCTGCTCCGGTTAAAATATTTTTTCGTGAATGCTGTACCGATAAAATCGGGTTGAAAGGGCGAACCGATGCCGCCCCTGCAATAGCGAACTGTTGCATAGGATGCTCCTTATATTTGATTGCATAACGAAAACGCCTCGAATGAAGCGTTATTGGTATGCATATAAAAAGGCCCTCACACTGGAGGGCAAAGAAGATTTCCAATAATCAGAACAAGTCGGCTCCTGTTTAGTTACGAGCGACATTGCTCCGTGTATTCACTCGTTGGAATGAATACACAGTGCAGTGTTTATTCTGTTGCTTATTCCAAAGCAAATTTAACCATCAACAAACTCTTCTGGTAATTTATCAACCAGTTGATGACTTATTATCAGCCATTTGCCATCCTTCGTTTCGTATGCATATTTCTGGTCTTTTATCATCATGTGTTCGGCTACTGCCCTAACTGCCTGATCGGTGACATCTTCTCTCTTTCCTACCCACATTCCTTTTTCAGTGTTTAATGTTCCTTGAAAAATACGACCGCTTAATGGGCTTGCGCCCATAGTTTTTACTCTCATGTATCAGCTCTCAAATAAGTGGTTTGCTGCGAAAATAAATCCGCTTAAGTTACCTGTTATTTATCCCACCAAGTTCCGTATCTATCTATCCAGTTACACCAATCATCGACACTCCATTTTGTTGTGTCGCATTTTGGCAACTGGCATGAATATCTACCTTCTTTGTAAAGTCGGCGTTTGACTTTCTTGAGCATGGCTCACCTCAATCGTAATAAGCTGGAATTGATTTTCCGCGTTGCTTCTGGCGGCCTGAGCATGTCACACCCATTTCACTGCGTGGCTTGCGGTAGCTCTACGAGAATCTTGTTTGCTTGTTCTTCCATATCTCACCTCAAATAATTCAGTGCAGTGTTTATTCTGTTGTTTATGCCAAAAGAAGGCCGACTATGCGGCATAATTATTTTTAACTATCATCAATACATGGCACTTTATTCCAGTCGATATCGTTTTTATTGTCGTCCCACATGTCTTTGTTTTTGTATTTCTCGCTACATCCTAGGCAAATGTTGTATGGCCTACCGATAAGGTTTAACGAAATACGTTGCATTTCATTTGATTCAAACATGTATCCACAGAACTGACATTTATGCATATCTCACCCCTCATACAGTAGCTTACTGCCTAATTTCATTTTCTGGCGACCAACACAAGTCACCCCCATTTCACTGCGTGGCTTGCTGTACCATGTGCGATGATTCTTGCGCTCAACAGCTTCAGCGCGTTTTTCCATCTCTTCCCGATACTCAGCCAGCACCGTTAAATCAATCGGGTTCAGAGCGCTTTCTACGCGTGATTTAGGCTTTCGAGTCAGCGAGAGAATTTTGCGGGTGTCTGGCTTGGCGCTTACCCCAACTAACAGGGGATTTGCTGCTTTCCATTGAGCCTGTTTCTCTGCGCGACGTTCGCGGCGGCGTGTTTGTGCATCCATCTGGATTCTTCTGTCAGTTAGCTTTGGTGGTGTGGTGGCTGGTAGTCTAGCTCCAGCTTGTTGAGTCTCATTCGGAGGGGTATAACCGGCACCCCAGCGATTTTTCCATGCGACAACGTGCGCGTTATGGCGGCCTTATCGCCCGCGGCTCCCCATCTCGTCCACGCTATTGCTAGCGTTGGGAGCTCTTCACCGCTCAACAGTAGGTAAGCACTTGCCAGTGACTAGCTGGCTTCACCACACCCCAAAGCCTTCTGCTTTGAAGGCTGCCCTTCTTCAGGGCTTAATTTTTAAGAGCATCACCTTCATGGTGGTCAGTGCGTCCTGCTGATGGCTAAATAGTACGATTTGTACTTTATCGAGTCAATACAAAATGTTCTAAATATAATTGGTTTTTTATAACGCTTTGTATTTAATGGGTTTATATTTTGGAAAAAGAAAACCCGACGCTAAGGTCGGGTTATTGTTGTGTGTTTTAGAGTGGTGAGGCTGTTAACTAAATGTCTCTTCAGGCCACTGGCTGGCGATAACTTTCCCTACTACGGAACAGCTATCATTGCATGGAATCATTGGATATTGCGGGTTTAGTGGCTGTAGGAACACCTGACCGCTATCCCTGATCAGTTTCTTGAAGGTAAACTCGTCACCACCAAGTCTGGCTATGCAGAAATCACCTGGCTCAACAGCCTGCTCAGGGTCAACGAGAATTAACATCCCGTCAGGAAAGCTTGGCTTGGATCCTGTTGGTGCGGTCATGGAATTACCTTCAACTTCAAGCCAGAACGCACAATCACTGGCTTTTTTGGTTGTGCTGACCCATCTCTCCGCATCACCTTTGGTAAAGGTTCTAAGCTCAGGCGAGAACATCCCGGCCTGAACATGAGAAAAAACAGGGTACTCATATTGTTTTTTAACGGGGGCAGATGAGTATTCGCCAACAGGTGAAAATGTACCGTCGTGGTTGAATGAGACGTTATCAATACCAAGGTATTTAAACACCACACCAATCTCGTCAAGAGATGGATGACGAGATCCGCGCAACCAGTGACCAATTCCACCCTGCGTCATACCAAGCTCTTCAGCTAACTTCTCTTGAGTTATGCCGAGCTCTTTCATTCTGGATCTAGCCAGTTCATACCATTTCATTTTCATACCCTTATTATTACGCTCTGTACTAAAACCATCCATGCACAAGATGTATTTTTTGTTTGCATTCTAAAAGTACATATCGTATTATTGTTTCATGGTTACTATGGAGGGCATATGAGCAACCTACGAAAATATCGAGAGTCACTGAATATCTCTCAAACAACACTTGCTAAGGCAGTTGGATGCACACAGGGAGCTATCGGACATTGGGAATCTGGTCGTCGCTTCCCAGACCTTAAAACATGCCGTGCTCTTGTTGAGTGCCTAAACAAGTTAGGCGCAAAAGTCAGTCTTGATGACGTGTTCCCGCCGGAACACAAAGCCGCTTAAGACATTCCCGCTCTTACACATCCCAGCCCTGAAAAAGGGCATCAAATTAAACCACACCTATGGTGTATGCATTTATTTGCATACATTCAATCAATTGTTATCTAAGGAAATACTTACATATGGTTCGTGCAAACAAACGCAACGAGGCTCTACGAATCGAGAGTGCGTTGCTTAACAAAATCGCAATGCTTGGAACTGAGAAGACAGCGGAAGCTGTGGGAGTTGATAAGTCGCAGATCAGCAGGTGGAAGAGGGACTGGATTCCAAAGTTCTCAATGCTGCTTGCTGTTCTTGAATGGGGCGTCGTTGACGACGATATGGCTCGATTGGCACGACAAGTTGCTTCGATTCTCACCAATAAAAAACGCCCGGCGGCAACCGAGCGTTCTGATCAAATACAAATGGAATTTTAACTGATTTCTACGGAGTTAATTATGGCAAAAAAACCTACACCAGACCAGGTAAAAAAGATTCGTTCCGGCATTACCAAGAAAATACGGTTTGAGGTTTTCAAGCGCGATGGCTTCAAATGCCAGTACTGTGGGAGTTCTGCGCCAGACGTCATCCTTCATGTCGACCATATCAACCCAGTTAGCAAGGGTGGCGATAACGACATGATGAACCTTATTACTTCTTGCGATAGTTGTAATGGCGGGAAAAGCGACAAACTGCTCAGCGATAACTCAATAATGGAAAAGCAAAGGCAGCAACTCCAGGAACTTAATACCAAGCGAGAGCAACTGGAGATGATGATCAAGTGGCGAGATGGCCTTAAGAGCCTAAAAGACGATGTTGTTGATATTGTCGCTACCAAAATTGACGACTGCATTGCACCATTTACTGTTAATGACAATGGGCGAAAATCTATCAAGAGATGGCTTCGAATATATAAGCTTGAAGAAATACTCGATGCGATTGAGATTGCCGCAGACAAAAAACTCACCCAAGAAATAACCCATGAGCTTACTGGTGAATTCTTTGAGTACATCCCTCGCATAGCAGCGACAAAAAGAAAACCGCCAAAAGAACAAAGGATTCTATACATCAGAGGAATCCTTAAAAACCGCATATATATCAATCAAAACCATGTAATGAGTTATCTCAAGGCATGGCTTTCATACGACTTAGATCTCGATGAACTTACTGAGTTTGCGAAAACAGTACCTAACTGGACAACGTTCAAGGAGTGGGTATCTGAACGCATTCGTGAAGCTCAGGAAGAACTCCCGTACTAAAGGTGGACAAAATGGCACGTTCAAGAAATATCAAACCAGGCTTTTTCACCAATGATGAATTAGCTGAGTGTTCTCCATATGCCCGTCTCCTTTTTGCCGGGTTATGGACTATTGCTGACAAAGAAGGGCGGCTGGATGATCGCCCAAAGAAAATTAAAGCAATGGTACTGCCTTTCGATGATGTGGACTGCAATGATCTGCTTCAGCAGCTTCACAGTCACAAATTCATCAACCGATATCAGGTAAATGGCGGCTCATATATCCAAATCAATAACTGGAAAAAGCACCAGAACCCTCACTGCAAAGAAGCAGCCAGTGAGATACCAGAACCAGTAGAGAACAATAACAGCACCATGCAAGTACAGTGCAAGGACGATAATGAGGAAGAGAAGGAGGATGCCAAATCACTGCAAGTCATTGAAAACAATGAAGCACCAGAAAAGCACCATGCAAGTACAGTGCAAGAACCAGTAGAGAACAGTTTAAATCCTGCTGATTCCCTTAACCTGATTCCTGATTCCCTTAACCTGATTCCTGATTCCCTTTCTAACACCCAAGCCGCTGACGCGACTTGTGAAGGGGGTGGGGCTGATGTCCATAAAATTTCAAGTCGCTATGCCTTCGAAGGAAATATCGTTCGGTTAAACCACAAGGACTACGAAGCATGGAAGCGCCTGTATCCGAACATTGACCTGAATTACGAACTGGAAAGGCTGGATATCGAATTTAGCCATGAGAAGCCAAAGAACTGGTTTATCACTGCCAGCCAGAAACTCAGCTACCAGAACAAGCAGGCGTTATCCAGACCGGTACGCAAGGTTGCTAATGGACTTAAGGCTGAAAACTTTGCCACCAAAGATTACGGGCAAACTGAAATGCCTTCATGGGCGCAGGAGTGAATATGAATACGACAAATGGTTACAATCTGGCACTGCAAAGGCAACTTGTAGACTCAAAAATCAATGACATTTCTGATCTGAAACAGAAACTTGAGTTTAGCAAAATTGGATCAGCATCAGATGGAATGTCAGTTACCAGCACAGTGGAAGAGTGCGAGAAACACGGTAAATATACTTCCTATGAGAAATATCTGACCATCTCAGGAAAAAGAATTACTTCAAGTAAATCTGAGTGCCCACAGTGCCTTGAGGAGAAAATTCGTAAGAAAGAGATTGAACGTGAGCAGGCAGAACAAAGAGCAAGACAATCAAAAATTGAATATTTGTTGAATTCTCTCAATATTCCAGAGAGGTTCAAAAATTGCACTCTTCAGAATTATGAGCCTGTTAACGATGATGCAAAGCGAGTTCTTAAGGTATGCCAGGCATATGCCAGTAAGTGGCCTGAACGCCTTCAGAAAGGTGGCGGACTGGTCATGTGTGGTAAGCCTGGAACTGGAAAGAACCACCTTGCACTGGCTATCGCTAGGCACGCAATTACGGAACATCAAAGCTCAGCTATTTTCACAACGGCGCTGAAAATTGCCAGAGAATATAAATCAACATGGTCGAAAAACTCCACCCGCACAGAGGATGAAGTGATCCGACAGTTCACTAAACCTGACCTGCTAATTATCGATGAGGTTGGTGTGCAGTTTGGAAGCGAGGCGGAAAAGATGATCATGTTCGAAATCATCAACACCCGCTACGAGCGCATGAAGCCAACAATCCTGATTAGCAACCAGAGCAAAGATGAACTGTCTGCATTCATTGGTGAGCGTGTTATTGACAGGATGAATGATGGCGGCGGATGCACCCTTGCGTTTACATGGGATAGTTACAGGAGCAGATCGTGACTGGAAAAGAAATCATCCTGGAATATCTGAAAACTCATGAACAATTCTCCCCACATGAATTAGCTCTGATTACCGGAATACCAAATAACAGAATCGCTCAAGCAGCAAGGCATATGGTGAAACAAGGGTATTTGAGTGTTGTTGAGCGTAAGTGGAAGACGGTTATTTATGCAAAACGCAAAGTGAAGAAGGAGCCAATTAAAAGAAATCCAGATGGTACGGGGTGGGGATGTGCAAATCCAATGACGGCGTTTATTAATAGGGCGCTTATGGAGGTAAGGCAATGACCATCTACATCACTGAGCTAATAACAGGCCTGCTGGTAATCGCAGGCCTGCTGGTAATCGCAGGCCTTTTTATTTGGGGGAGAGTAAATCGTGGCTGAGTTTATGCTCGTCGCACTCAAATGCGTTGGCGTTGGATGGATTCTTCTGACGTTTTTTATTGTTCTGCATAGCTACATTCGTCTTGTGAATGACGGTAAAGACCCATGGTATACGTTGTTTGGCGCTGCATTTGTCTGGGTGATTATCGGTGTTATGCCTGTCGCTGTAGCAAAAATGGCGTGGCGTTTTGTTAGTTGAGGTAACGATGAAGCAAATATACATGCTTCGCAACGAAGCAATCAGAAATAACGCCATAGACGCAATACTCTCACTACCCATCGACGACAAGTCACCCCACGAAGTCCACGTTAGAGAACCCAAACGCAGCAAAGCGCAGAATGACCGTATGTGGCCGATGCTGAACGATGTTTCGCGTCAGGTGCTATGGCATGGTCAACGGCTGGCGCCGGAAGACTGGAAAGACCTGTTCACTGCCCTGTGGCTTAAGACCAAAAAACTGGAGCAACGAAGTGTGCCTGGTATCGATGGTGGCGTTGTCATGCTTGGCGTGCGTACCAGCAAAATGCGAAAGGCCAACATGACTGAGCTTATCGAAATCATGTTCTGGTTCGGCTCAGAGCGCAACGTGCGATGGAGTGATGACTCCCGGCGAGAGTATGAATGGTCACAACGAAAAGGGAAGGCTGCATGACTATCAAATCAAATACGCCAGCACACGACAAGGACTGCTGGCAAACGCCGCTTTGGCTTTTTGATGCACTGGATATTGAGTTTGGATTCTGGCTGGATTCGGCAGCGAGCGACAAAAATGCTCTGTGCGCTCACTGGCTAACTGAGGCTGACGACGCGCTAAATTCTGAGTGGATAAGCCACGGTGCAATCTGGAATAACCCACCGTACAGCAATATCAGGCCGTGGGTGGAAAAAGCCGCTGAGCAGTGCATACAACAGCGACAGACGGTAGTTATGCTTGTGCCAGAGGATATGTCAGTCGGATGGTTCAGCAAGGCTCTGGAGAGTGTCGACGAAGTTCGCATTATCACTGATGGACGGATTAATTTTATCGAACCATCGACAGGGCTGGAGAAGAAGGGAAACAGCAAAGGCTCCATGCTGCTGATTTGGCGACCGTTTATCAGTCCTCGACGGATGTTTACTACCGTATCCAAAGCGGCATTGATGGCGATCTGGCAGGGCGTCAGGAGGGCGGCATGAGACGACAGCGACGAAGTATCACCGACATCATCTGCGAAAACTGCAAATACCTTCCAACGAAACGCTCCAGAAATAAACGCAAGCCAATCCCAAAAGAATCTGACGTAAAAACCTTCAACTACACGGCTCACCTGTGGGATATCCGGTGGCTAAGAAATCGTGCGAGGAATACAAGGTGATTGACCCAAATCGAAGTTACGAACAAGAAAGCGTCGAGCGGGCTTTAACGTGCGCTAACTGCGGTCAGAAGCTGCATGTGCTGGAAGTTCACGTGTGTGAAGCGTGCTGCGCAGAACTGATGAGCGATCCGAATAGCTCAATGTACGAGGAAGAAGACGATGAATGAGTTAATAAATGGCAATGCCATCAAAATGACAAGCATTGAAATCGCTGAGTTGGTGGGTAAGCGTCATGACAATGTGAAACGTACCATCGAAACGCTGGCTAAAAATGGTGTTATCCGGCTTCCTCAAATTGAGGTTTCCGAAAGAATCAATAACTTAGGGTTCAATGTTCAGTACGAGCATTACGTCTTCGAGGGCGAACAAGGTAAGCGAGACAGTATTGTCGTTGTTGCCCAGTTGTCGCCAGAGTTCACCGCTCGCCTTGTTGACCGTTGGCGAGAGCTTGAAGAAGCTGCGGTTAATATCCCAAAAACGCTACCGGAAGCGTTGCGCCTTGCTGCTGACCTTGCTGAGCAGAAAATGCAACTGGAAAACCAGCTCGCAATTGCCGCACCTAAAGTTGAGTTTGCCGATCGCGTTGGCGAGGCCAGCGGAATTTTGATTGGAAACTTTGCAAAGGTTGTTGGAATTGGTCCAAACAAACTGTTTGCGTGGATGCGCGATCACAAAATCCTTATTGCTTCAGGTTCCCGGCGCAATGTGCCAATGCAGGAATATATGGATCGCGGCTATTTCGCAGTGAAAGAAACAGCGGTCAATACAAATCACGGAATACAGATATCGTTCACCACAAAAATCACCGGGCGTGGTCAACAGTGGCTGACCAGAAAGCTGCTCGATAACGGAATGCTGAAAGTAACCGGTGAGGCTGCTTAATGGCTAACCTACGCAAAGAAGCACGCTGCAGAGAATGCCAGGTACGTATTTACGGCGTATGCAATGGTAATCCTGAAACTACAGTTCTGGCACATTACCGGATGGCTGGAATTTGCGGAACGGGAATGAAGCCTGACGACCTGATCGGCGCATGGGCTTGTAGTGACTGCCACGCGGAGATCGACCGACGCACCCATAATCTCGACAACAAAGACGCCAGACTTTACCACCTCGAAGGCGTGATCAGGACGCAGGCGATACTGCTGAAGGAGGGGAAGATTAAGTCATGAACGGCAAAAGATATCCAACACAAAAAGAAATCAATGAATTGTATGAATATAATAGCGAAACAGGTTTGTTTATATACAAAAGAAGAGAAAGTGTAAGAGAGTGCTGGAATTCAACATATGCCGGTAAGATTGCTGGTTCTATAGATGAAAAAGGATACGTTCGTATATCTGTAAATAAAAAAGTTTGTCGAGCTCATAGAATCGCATGGATATCCTTTTATGGAAGAGAACCTGATGGGGAAATTGACCACATAAATGGAATTAAAAGCGATAACAGAATATGCAATTTGCGCGTTGTAGATGATAAACAGAACTCAAGGAACAGAAAAAAGCCTATTAATAATCGCTCTGGAGTAATGGGTGTTGCCTACTATAAGAAGAATAAAAAGTGGGGCGCATATATAAACAGTGATAATAAAAAGATATTTCTTGGATTATACGATGACATATCTCTAGCCGTTAATGCCAGAAAATTGGCGGAATCACGATTGGGGTATCACCATAATCATGGGAGAGGATAAATGGCAGAATACAGATTCACACTTCCGTACCCACCGTCGCTGAACACCTACTGGCGAAGACGGGGAAGCCAATACTACATCAGCGATAAAGGCCAGAAATACCGAAAAGACGTTCAGCAAATCATCCGCCAACTTAAGTTAGACATTTTCACCAAATCACGACTCCGCATCAAAGTCATCGCAGACGTTCCAGACTCCCGCCGCCGTGACCTCGACAACATCCTGAAAGGTTTACTCGACTCCCTTATCCACGCCGGATTTGCGGAAGACGACGAGCAATTCGATGACATTCGCGTAATTCGTGGTGTGAAAGTACCAGGCGGAAGGCTTGGAATAAAAATCACCGAACTGGAGAACGCATGAACGCCACAATTCAAACGATACCAGAGCTTCTTATCCAGACACGAGGCAATCAGACCGAAGTGGCGAGGATGCTTTCCTGCGCAAGAGGAACAGTGCTTAAGTACAACCGAGACAGCAAAGGCGAGCGTCACGTAATAGTTAACGGCGTCCTGATGGTCAAACAGGGCAAGAGGGGAAGACGATGAGCATAAGAGAAATAAACCTCACCAAAGAGCAGCACGATTGGCTGAATGGATGGCTTGAACTATGGGGCGCATGGGTTTATTCAGGTCGTCTGGAAAAGCGCATGAGCAGCGTAATAGCGAAGTTCATGGAGAGCGTAGAGCCGGGAAGAGTTATTACAAGGCCAATGTGTAATGATGACGATGGAATGTTGATTTCTCAGGTCGTCGATTCCGTCATGTACATTGACAAGAAAGCCTTTGGCATCCTCCTCAGCTACTACGCTCATGGTTCATCTAAGCGAGCAATTGCATCCTACTATCACGCGACTGCAAAGCCACGCAAGATGTGTGGACGTGGTGGCGAGGGATGGAGAAAACCTTCACTGGCAACCTGTAGAAATGAAATTGACGACATCCTGAAAGCGTCATTATTTGTTTTGTACCAACCAATGCAAAATGCTTTCAAAATGCGTAAACGTGTTGAGAAAGTTAAGCATGTTGCTGTTAAAAACCTTGACATGCAATTAGCCATTTAGCCATAATTAGAGGGTAAGCTGCCGTTAGTGACTCTTAAGTTGCAACGGTGGCTTTTTTTATTTGGGTCAGTCGTATAAAGGTCATTACGGAAGGCTGTTAACCTTCTTATCGTGGTTCGAGTCCACGCTGTCCCGCCAAATACCTACCAGGACCATAAGAGCAAAAGCTCAACGCACTACCCTCTATTGCCCACCGCGCCGTGGGCTTTTTTATTGCAGGCCGCAGATATCATTTTCAGATGCCATGTAGCAATCAGAGTCTGACGGCCTTTCCCCTACAAACACACACAGCACCATCCGGAAAATCGGAGGTGAGGCCTATGAAAATGGTAATCACTCAGCAAGTCCTGAAAAGCCTTATGCACTATGATCCTGTTTCAGGGGTTTTTACTTGGGTTAAATCCAGCAATCGCAGAATTAAAGTTGGCTCAAGAGCTGGAACGATTAATGGATCTGGTTACAGGCAAATACGTATAGATGGGAAAATCTATAAAGAGCATCGGCTGGCTTGGTTGTATGTATATGGATGCATGCCAGAAATGGACGTGGATCATTTAGATAGAAACCCATTAAACAATGGCATTAAAAACCTCAGATTATCGACCAAATCAGAAAATCAATATAACAGACGCAAACCATCCGGAGGAAAGAATCCCATAAAGGGCGTCAGGCTTGATGTTAAGAATGGGAAATGGAGAGTTTGCGGAAGTAGAAATAAGAAGCAGATCTGGTTGGGTTACTTCGATGATCTCGAACTTGCTGAGTTGGTAATCTCAGAGTTTAGGGGGAAATATCATGGTCAATTCGCGTGCCAGGCGTAGGGAGAAAAAATTGCCATACAAACAAGATTTCATCGCTGCGCTACTTGCCGCCAAGGAGCAGGGTATTGGTGCAATGCTGGCTTTTATCATGGCGTATCTGCGTGGTCGCTATAACGGCGGCGCGGTAACAAAAACGCTAATTGATGCGCTGATGTGCGCGATGATTGCCTGGTTCGTTCGTGACCTTCTGGACTTTATCGGCCTGAGCAGCAACCTCGCCTACATAGCCAGCGTCTTTATTGGATACATCGGCACCGATTCGATCGGCAATCTTATTAAAAAACTTGCAGCAAAAAAGGCGGGAGTTGACGATGCAAACCAGTCCTGACGGAATTGCTCTGATAAAAAAATTTGAAGGTTGTCGGCTGACTGCTTACCCCGACCCCGGAACGGGAGATGCGCCGTGGACCATCGGCTATGGCTGGACCCATCCGGTTGACGGAAAGCCAGTAAAGCGCGGTATGACTATCGACCAGCAAACCGCTGACAGGCTTCTGAAAACAGGGCTTGTTGGTTATGAGAATGACGTGCTGAAAGTTGTCAGGGTGAAGCTGACACAAGGCCAGTTCGACGCACTGGTGTCGTTCGCTTACAACGTTGGGTCGCGTGCTCTTTCCACATCTACACTGCTGAAAAAGCTGAATGCTGGCGATATAAAAGGCGCGGCAGATGAATTTCTGCGCTGGAATAAATCAGGCGGAAAGGTGATGCCGGGGCTCACGAATCGCCGCAAGGCAGAGCGAGCTCTGTTCCTGTCATGATTAGCGCACTGGTTAAGCGTTACTGGCTGCAGTTGCTGGTGCTGGCGTTAATCGGCGCACTGGCTTTCTTCGTGAACCACTACCGCGACAACGCCATCACTTACAGAGACCAGCGCGATAAGGCCACTGAGAAACTCCTCCTGGCGACCGCCACCATTAAAGACATGCAGACCCGCCAGCGTGATGTCGCTGCACTGGATGCCAAATACACCGGAGAACTGGCTGATGCGAAAGAAACCATTGAGCGTCTGCATAGCGATGTCATTGCTGGCCGTAAGCGGCTGCAAGTCGCCGCCACCTGTGCAAAGTCAACGACCGGAGCCAGCAGCATGGGCGATGGAGAAAGCCCAAGACTTACAGCAGATGCTGAACTCAATTATTACCGTCTCCGAAGTGGAATCGACAGGATAACCGCGCAGGTTAACTACCTGCAGGAATACATCAGGACGCAATGCCTGAAATAATTTTTTTGCAAATCACAAAGTCCATTTAATGAGCCTCGCGATGCGGGGCTTTTTATTCCCAACTCTATAGGTAATTTTATGACCCAGCATATTGGCGTAAAACTGATTAACGCCTTTCCGATGACGAGACAGGCATATAACGATTTTCGTGGCTGGCAGCTTCCTGCCGGAGAAAACGGCGAGGATGAAGGCTATCTGGTTGAATATCTTGATGGCGGAAAACCTAACACCGATCGCTTTGATGGCTACGTTAGCTGGAGTCCAAAAGAAGTATTCGAAAAGGCTTATCGTCCGGTATCAGGGCTAAGTTTCGGCCTTGCCATTGAAGCGCTCAAGTTGGGGAATAAAGTTGCCCGTGCTGGCTGGAATGGTAAGGGGATATATCTGTTCATTATCCAGCAGAATGCTTGGGGGTTTGAGTGTGACCTGGACGGAGTTAATGGCCTTGTGACGCTGCCATGCATTTGCATGAAGACAGCGGACGATAAATTAGTACCGTGGCTGGCTAGTCAGACTGATGTTCTAGCAGAAGACTGGCAAATCATTTAACCATGTAGGCATTACAAAGCCCATCTACGGGTGGGCTTGATAATGAAACCGGAATTTATTCTAGGTCACCAGTTAACGGCAGTACCACGAAGCAACCCAAGCCAGAAAGTGGGGAAATAACACTGGCAGCCACTGAAAGATGAACCTCCAGCCTTATGGCAAAAAAGATTCTTTGTGGTGGCGGACTGATGGAAAGACATCGGTTATTGCAGAGACCATTCAATGAGTGGTCTCGACAATAGCTTATACCCTACACGGGATAACTTAACTGATATCCCTTTTAACGGATAAACGGAGCCAACAATGGCAGAGGTTATTCCCATGACTGAAGAACAGAAATTCCAGTTAGAGATTTACAAACTGGTCATGAACCAGAACGCAGCCGCAGAAGAAGCATTTCAGTTCATTGGCACTGACGAGCTGAAGCTTGAGCTATTCAAAATTCACTTCCAGTCAGGCGGCGCTAATTCAGATATCACGACCCGAACTATTGAAGCGGTGCGTAAATCGAAGGAAGCGTTAGACCTGTTCACCACCGGAGCATGATATGACCACTATTGCATGGGATGGAAAGACCCTGGCATCTGACACCCAGGCATCATCTGGTGATGTTGTGTGTTCGTATACAGAACAAAAGATTTACACACCGCCAGAATCTGGGTGGGAGGTTTGCGGCAGTAAAGTGGTTGCATTAGGTTGTTCTGGTGATTGCGGCGCGGAGATGGAATTGCAGGAACTGCTTAAGAACAACCTGACGTATGCATCAGAATTTCTCCCGACATTCTCTTTCACCGCGCTTGCTATCATCGGTGCTGGTCGTGCTTACATCATCTCAAAAGAGAAAGGCGAAACGCGGGCGAGTATTTCGCGACAGGTTGAACCGTATGCCATTGGTAGTGGTTGGCTGATTGCTCGCACAGCCATGCACTGCGGCAAAAATGCGAGAGAAGCGGTACAAGTCGCAATTGATCTTGACTGCTATTCCGGCGGCAGCGTTGATTCGTTCCCCGCTGGGAAGCAAACAGAAGGGAAATAATCAATATGGCAGCACCAAAGGGCAACCGATTTTGGGAGGCCCGCAGTAGTCATGGGCGAAACCCTAAATTCGAATCGCCTGAGGCGCTGTGGGCTGCTTGTTGTGAATACTTCGAGTGGGCTGATGATAACCCGCTATGGGAGGGCAAGGTATTTTCATATCAGGGAGAAATAATTAAGGCTAATGTCCCTAAGATGCGAGCCATGACTATTTCAGGATTGTGTACCTTCCTTGATATCACCAGGCAAACATGGGGAACCTTCCGGTCAATGGAAGGTTTTTCTGACGTCACATCACGAGCGGAAGACATCATCTACGACCAGAAATTCTCTGGCGCAGCCGCTGACCTTCTCAACGCTAACATCATCGCCCGTGATTTGGGCCTCAAAGAGCAGTCGCAAGTTGAAGACGTGACACCTGATAAGGGAGATCGCGATAAGCGGCGCTCTCGTATCAAGGAGCTATTCAACCGTGGAACTGGACGCGATTCTTGATAACCTGAGCGACGAAGAGCAAATCGAGTTGCTCGAGCTACTCGAAGAAGAAGAGAACTACCGGAACACACACCTGCTATATGAATTTACGCCATACAGCAAACAGCGTGAGTTCATCGACGCCGGACATGACTATCCAGAGCGCTGTTTTATGGCTGGTAACCAGCTTGGTAAGTCATTTACTGGTGCTGCTGAAGTCGCGTTTCACCTTACAGGGCGTTATCCGGGCACAAAAGGCTATCCTGCTGATGGTAAATATGGCGGTGAGTGGAAAGGTAAGCGTTTCTATGAGCCTGTTGTCTTCTGGATTGGTGGCGAGACAAACGAGACGGTAACCAAAACGACTCAACGCATCCTGTGCGGTCGTATTGAAGAGAATGATGAGCCGGGCTACGGTTCAATACCGAAAGAGGACATCATTAGCTGGAAGAAGTCTCCTTTCTTTCCGAACCTTGTTGATCACCTTCTGGTTAAGCATCACACGGCTGATGGCGTTGAAGATGGCATTTCAATCTGCTACTTCAAACCATACTCGCAAGGCCGCGCTCGCTGGCAGGGTGACACAATCCACGGCGTGTGGTTTGACGAAGAGCCACCATACAGCATTTATGGCGAAGGTCTTACCCGTACCAACAAATACGGGCAATTCTCAATTCTGACGTTTACCCCGCTGATGGGGATGTCTGACGTTGTTACCAAGTTCCTGAAGAATCCCAGCAAGTCGCAGAAAGTGGTCAACATGACCATCTATGACGCTGAGCACTATACCGACGAGCAGAAAGAGCAAATCATCGCATCCTATCCTGAGCATGAGAGAGAGGCGCGTGCTCGCGGTATTCCTACGATGGGTAGTGGTCGAATCTTCCAGATACCGGAAGAGACTATTAAGTGTCAGCCGTTCGAGTGTCCTGATCACTTCTACGTCATCAATGCAATGGACTTCGGATGGGATCACCCACAGGCACACATCCAGCTTTGGTGGGATAAAGACGAGGACGTGATTTATCTTTCTCGCGTCTGGAAGGCCAAACAGAAGAAGGCGACAGAGGCATGGAGTGCTGTTAAAGCATGGAGCAAAAACACCCCTACGGCTTGGCCTCATGACGGGCATCAGCACGAAAAGGGAGGCGGCGCTCAGCTCAAGGAACAATACGCCGACGCTGGGTTCGATATGTTGCCAGATCATGCAACATGGCCTGATGGAGGTAATGCGGTCGAACCCGGGATAGCAGAGATACGCGACATGATGCTCGACGGTCGTTTCAAGGTATTTAACACCTGCGAGCCATTCTTTGAAGAGTTTCGCCTGTATCACCGCGATGAGAACGGGAAGATCGTCAAGCTAAATGACGACATCCTTTCTGCTGTTCGCTATGGCTACATGATGAGGCGTTTTGCAATACAGATGCGAGACATCAAAGATCCTAAAGAGATTGATTACTCAAGCTACAACATACCTTGCGGAGTTGGATGATGGCTGATGATAGAAAGATGACTGACTGGCATCGCAAGGTGCTGTGCAACTTTGATAATGCCTGGTCAGCAACGCAGGATATGCGTGAGCAGATTATTGAGGCTCAACGTTTCGTCCGGGTGTCCGGCGCACAGTGGGAAGGCAGCACAAACGCTGGTTACTCATTTGATGAAGGCAGGTTCGAGCATTATCCGCGTTTTGAATTGAATAAGATTGCCCGTGAATGTGATCGCATCATTGGCGAGTATCGACAGAATCGCATCAGCGTTAAATTCAGGCCGAAGGACGATAAGGCATCGGAAGCGTTAGCCGAAAAGATGAACGGCAAATTCCGCGCTGACTATCAGGAAACATCAGGTGGCGAAGCGTGTGATAACGCATTTGATGATGCTGTAACGGGCGGATTCGGTTGTTTCCGCATGTGTGCCGATTACGAAGATGAAATGGACCCAAGTAACGAGCAGCGACGCATCAGCCTTCTTCCTGTTTACGACCCAGCGACATGCGTCTTCTTCGATCAGGACAGCAAGCAATATGACCGCTCTGATGCTATGTGGGCTATGGAAATGTTCTCCATGACGCCTAAAGCGTTCGAAGCTGAATACCCTGATTCCATCGCTGCAAGTCTTTCTCGTGATGACACTGGCACTCAATATGACTGGTCAACTCCTGATGCTATCTATGTTGGTCGCTACTATGAAGTCCGCATAGAGAAGGTGAAGCTCACGGCGTGGCGCAACCCTGTTAGCGGAGAAACGGCAATCTATGATGAAGAGCAAATCAAAGATATTGTCGACGAGCTGACCGATGGTGCATTCGAACTGATTGGCGAGCGAACGGTGAAGAAGCGCCGCGTTTATTGCGGTCTTCTGTCTGGCGCTGAATGGCTGGAAGAACCGAAGCGTATTCCGGGTGAACATATTCCTCTCATCCCGGTATATGGGCGTCGCTCATTTGTTGATAATCAGGAGCGAATTGAAGGCCACGCAGCAAAAGCGATGGATGCACAGCGTCTTGAGAACCTGATGGTTTCCATGATTGCAGATAACGCTACTCAGGCTGGCGGTGATGGCATTCCTGTAGTTGATGTTGACATGATTCCTGGTACTCTCGCCACTCATTGGGCGGAGCGAAACAAAAAGCGCCCGGCGTTCCTGCCGATGGTCAGTCTGAAAAACAAAAACGGAGATATTACAGCGCAGGCTCAGGTCAGCAGTTATACGCCTCCGACACAAATGCCTCCAGCTCTTGCCGGGCTATTGCAGTACACCGGAACGGCTATTCAGCAAATTACAGGTGCGTCGCAGTTTGAGAACATGCCGAGCAACGTCGCCACCGATACCGTTGATAGCATTTTTAACAGGATGGACACGCAGTCCTATATCTACATGGACAACATGGCTAAATCCATGCGCCGCGCTGGCGTTGTGTGGCTTTCTATGGCGCGTGAGGTCTATGGCAGTGATACGCCGATGCGTATCGTTAATGAGGACGGCAGCGATGACGTGGCGCTGATGACTGGTGAAGTGGTTGACCGTCAGACAGGGCAGGTTATCGCGCTTAACGACCTTTCGCAGGGTAACTATGAAGTGACTGTCGATGTCGGTCAGTCGTTCGCTACTCGCCGTGACGCAACGGTTAAGTCGTTACTTTCCATGCTGGCACTTATCCCGCCCGGAACGCCGAAACACGACCTTGTATCGTCGATGATCCTCGACAATATGGACGGCGAAGGGATGGACGACCTTAAAGAATACAACCGCAATCAGTTGCTTCTGTCTGGAGTTATCAAGCCGAGAACGCCAGAAGAACAGCAGATGGTTGAGCAGGCGAAACAACAACAGGCCAGTCAGCCAGATCCGGCTATGGTTGCTGCGCAAGGTCAGCTTCTTGCTGGTCAGGCTGAATTGCAGAAAGCGCAGAACGAGCAGGCAGCCATTCAGGTTAAAGCATTCCAGGCACAGACTGATGCTCAGGTTGCAGCGGCAAACGTTGTGAAAATCCTCGCATCTGCTGATAGCCAGCAGAAATCTGATATCCGCGAGGCTCTGAAACTGCTCGGACAGTTCCAGCAACAGCAAGGAGACAATGCCCGTGCTGATGCAGAGCTTGTCCTGAAAAGTCAGGCACAGGGCCATGCGCAGCGCATGGACATCAGCAGCATCCTGCAAAAATCAACTCAGCAACAACCACAGCAGTAATTAACCCATAACGTGCAATGGCTGTCTTTATGAGGCCTGGCACCCTATTGCCTTCCGATGGGCTGAACATCGAGTAAACAGGGGTAACAAATGGACCAGATGGCAGAAAACACACCAGAAGTTGAAATCGAAACCGACGCGTCAGAGCAGATTCCTGATGATGTCGAACTGGCTGAAGAAGTCGAAACAGAAGATGGCAGTGAGTCCTCCGGCAATGATGCAGAGGAAGCTACTGAAACTGATGACGACGAATCAGAACAGGAATTCTACTTTGGTGACGAAAAGCTGGATTCGCCAACCAGCGAAGATGGCGCAGAGCATGGACTGGTAAAACACCTGCGCAAGACGATTAAAGAGAAAGACCGTGAGCTGAAAGAGCTGATGCGTCAGTCTCAGAAACCCGTCGAGCAGCAGCCGGTAATCACTCAACCACCGCGAATGCCAAAACTGGATGATGAGGACATCGGTTTCGATGAAGAAATCTATCAGCAACGCATGACTAAGTGGGCAGAGGATAACGGCAAGTACCAGCAACAGGAGATGGCTCGCAAGCAGAAGGAGCAGGAGCTTCAGGCTGCCTATCAAGAGCGATTATCCAAATATCAGCAACGTGTTAAGGCTCTCAAAGTTCCTGGCTATCAGGAAGCTGAGCAGGCCGTACTCGAGGAAATCCCCATCGAGACACAAAACGCGATCCTGTTTGAGTCAGAGAAGCCGGAAATCGTTGTTCTGGCGCTCGGTCGCAACGCTGAACTGCGCAAGCAACTGGCAGAAGCTACCAACCCCGTAGCAATTGGTCGTCTGCTGGAACGTATCGAATCGAAGGCCAGAATCATGCCAAAAGCAAAAACCACGGCAGCCACAACCCCGACAGTTAAGGGGAGCAATGGCGCTGCAATTAATAATCTCGACAAACTTCTCGAAAAAGCGCGCGCCACCGGTGATTACACCGCATACCGAGCGGCGAAGAATAAAGCTAAAAAATAATCCATCGGAGCTAAAAAAGTATGCCTAATCAGTTAACTAAAGACCTTGAAATCCTATTTGAAAACGTCATTGATGGATTCGAGGCATCAAACGTAGTATCCCGTGAGTGCAGCAAGTTCCGCCCGGGCGACACTGAAATGCAACGCGCAGGCGACGTAGTTTATCGCCCTCAAGGTTACCATCTGAAAACCGTTAGCGGCCTAGATCTGACCGCAGCAACTGCAAACTCACTCGTTCAGCGTCAGGTACCTGCGCGTTTCCGCGAGCCAGAAAACGTTATCTACGAGCTGGACGCAAAAGAAATGCGCGATCCATGGCATAAGGAGCAAGCTGGTAAAGCGGCGGGTCGTCAGCTGGCAGCGTGGGTTGATAACCTGATCGTCGATGAGGTGGCCGCCCGCGCTACCAACATGGTCACCATTGGTTCGGCATCAACCGGCAAGACTCTCGGCGAAGACCTCTGGAACGCATCTGCAGGCATTGACGCAATGATGCTCTCTATTGGTGTGCCGCAGGGTGGGCAGCGCAAAGCGTTCTACAACCCGTTCAACTACAAAGACCTGGCTAAAGAGCTTGGCTCTCGCGCATATGCAGTTGGCGCAACGCTGACGGCGTATGAGAAAGCTCAGATCCCACCTGTGGCATCCTTCGACAGCTTCCGTGTTGATTATGCTGGCGAGATGAAGGCAGGTTCTGCCACCGCCGTAACTCTTGGTGGCGCAGTAGCGCATAAAGTTACCGCAATGGACTCCAACGGCGCACCTACTGATAACCGTCAGGGCGACATCACCGTGTCTACTGCTGGCGTGCTGGCTGTTGGTGATGCATTCACTATCGCAGGCGTTAATAGTGTCCACATGATCAAGAAGGTGGATACAGGCCAGTCGCAGGTATTCCGCGTCCTGGCGGTAAATGGCACCACCGTTACCATCAGCCCGAAAATTCTGCCACCAAACAACGCTGATGCGCCGTCTATTCCTTACCAGAACGTTACCGCCAATCCGGCGAATAACGCGGCGATCACCATTCTCAACAAGAAGGCTGCGGCTTCCAACATCTTCTTTGCTGAGGGATCTGTAGAGCTGATGTACGGCAAGCTGGCATTCCCGACCGGGCAGGGCCCGCAGGTTATGACGGCAACTACCGAGCAGGGGGCGACCATCATCATGGCTTACCAGTTCGATGCCAAAGCAGGTAAGACGTGGACGCGATTCACCACGCTGGCTGGCGCAAGTGTATTGGTTCCAGAGTTTACCGGCCTGGTACTGGCTAACCAGTAATCTAAGGGGCTTCGGCCCCATTTTTATTGGGAGAAGACAATGGCACGAACAATGCTCTATAAGCCTGGCAACATGATCACCTGTGGTCAGTTTGCTGTCGATTACATCATTGTTGATGACGAAGAAGTTAAATCTCACCTGAAAAAAGGCTGGGTAAAAACTCCTGAAGAAACCGCAACGAAGCATAAAGTGGCTAAGGCGGAAGAAGATGGCGAAAACGAAGGGTGATCTCGTTCTTAAGGCTTTACGAAAAGCCGGGCTGTATTCCAATGCCACGTTGACAGATGCTGACCCTCAGGCAATTGAAGATGCCATTAATGACCTCGAAGACATGATGGCAGCATGGCAGGCTAAAGGTATCGAGCTTGGATATCAGTTTGCTGATACAGAAAACGGCATCATGCCGTTACCTGACGATGATTCAGGTATCCCTGCATGGGCAAATGATGGCGTCGCTTTGAAACTCGCTGTGCAAGTGTGCATGGATAACGTCATTCAGCCGTCAGACGCTCTCCTTACCGCTGCTGACAGTGCATATCAGACAATCTGTATCGCTTTAACCAAAATACCACCACTTGAGCGGCGAAATGACATGCCTCGCGGTAGTGGTAACAAAAGCGCGTTTACGTGGAATCGGTTTTACATCGAGAAAGATGATCCGAGTACGTGAGGTGAATAAATGCCGATTCAGCAACTTCCGCTTATGAAAGGTGTCGGCAAAGACTTTCGAAACGCCGACTATATCGACTATCTGCCAGTGAATATGCTGGCTACACCCAAAGAAATCCTCAACAGCAGCGGATATCTTCGCTCATTCCCGGGCATTGCCAAACGTTCTGATGTGAACGGAGTATCGCGAGGCGTCGAGTACAACATGGCGCAGAGTGCTGTTTATCGTGTGTGTGGTGGCAAGCTGTACAAAGGAGAAAGTGAAGTCGGTGACGTTGCCGGAAGTGGTCGTGTATCAATGGCGCATGGTCGGACATCACAGGCGGTAGGCGTTAATGGTCAACTGGTCGAGTATCGCTATGATGGCACGGTTAAAACCGTCTCAAACTGGCCTACAGACAGTGGATTCACTCAGTATGAGTTAGGTTCAGTTCGCGACATTACGCGCTTACGTGGGCGTTATGCGTGGTCAAAAGACGGCACTGATTCATGGTTTATCACTGACCTTGAAGATGAATCGCATCCTGACCGCTACAGTGCACAATATCGTGCCGAGTCTCAGCCGGACGGCATCATCGGCATAGGTACATGGCGAGACTTCATCGTCTGCTTTGGCTCATCGACGATTGAATATTTTTCCCTGACAGGTGCAACCACCGTTGGTGCCGCTTTGTATGTCGCACAGCCATCACTGATGGTGCAGAAAGGCATTGCCGGGACTTACTGCAAAACGCCGTTTGCTGACTCGTATGCGTTCATCAGCAATCCGGCAACAGGTGCGCCGTCTGTTTACATCATCGGCTCCGGTCAGGTATCACCAATCGCCAGCGCGAGCATTGAGAAAATCCTCCGCTCCTACACTGCTGATGAACTGGCTGATGGCGTGATGGAGTCTCTGCGCTTTGATGCTCATGAGTTGCTGATTATCCACCTTCCGCGCCATGTTCTCGTGTACGACGCATCTTCAAGCGCCAATGGTCCGCAATGGTGTGTGCTGAAAACAGGCCTGTATGACGATGTGTACCGCGCTATCGACTTCATTTACGAAGGCCATCAGATAACGTGTGGCGATAAGCTGGAATCGGTGACCGGGAAACTGCAATTCGATATCAGCAGCCAGTATGACAAGCAGCAGGAACACCTGCTGTTTACTCCACTCTTCAAAGCAGATAACGCCAGATGCTTTGATCTGGAGGTGGAATCATCCACTGGCGTAGCTCAGTACGCCGACCGCCTGTTCCTCTCTGCAACCACTGACGGAATCAATTACGGGCGTGAGCAGATGATTGAGCAGAATGAACCGTTCGTTTACGACAAACGCGTTTTGTGGAAGAAAGTAGGGCGCATCAGGAAAAACATTGGTTTCAAATTGCGCGTTATCACGAAGTCACCAGTAACACTATCCGGGTGTCAAATTCGTCTGGAGTAAAATATGGCAGACCCGTCACTTAATAAGCCTGTCGTGGTTCAGGCTACACGCATTGATGCATCTATTCTCCCTCGCAACATATTCAGTCAGTCTTACCTTCTGTATGTCATAAATCAGGGTACTGATGTTGGCTCCATTGCAGAAAAGGCAAATCAGGCAGGAGGCGGTGCTTATGATGCGCAGGTCAGAAATGATGAGCAGGATGTAATTCTTGATGAGCACGAAAAAAGAATTGCAAAAACAGAAGAGGATATTTCAGGAATAAAAGTAAAGCTTCTTGAAATAGAGAATGATGTTAATGGTCTGAAAATAAAAGTTCAGGATATCGACGGTAAGGTATCAGAGATAATCGGTGATTATGTTTCACTCAGCAGAGCAGGAACTCAAACTCTTGCCTCATCCCTTAACGTATCAGGAAGTTATTCTGTTAACGGTACAAAAGTTGTTGGCGCTCGCCAGACTGGATGGACCGCGGCAACAGGTACGGCGAATAAAGGCGTATTCAATGCTGACCTGACATTCACCGTTAGCGATACTTACACGCAATCTGAAATCCAGGCTATAGCCAATGCTCTAATTGCTGAGCGTCGGCGCACTAAGGCTTTGGAAGACGCCTTGCGTGCACATGGGTTGATTGACTGATGATTACATTCAAACCAACGCGAAACATCGACCTGATCGAAGCAGTCGGAAATCACCCTGACATTATCGCCGGGAGCAACAACGGTGATGGATACGACTATAAACATGATTGCCGTTACTTTGAGGTGAACGTGCACGGGCAGTTCGGCGGCATTGTTTACTATCAGGAGATTCAGCCGCTGACATTCGATTGCCACGCCATGTACCTGCCAGAGGTTCGTGGATTCAGCAAGGAAATCGGGCTGGCGTTCTGGCGATACATTCTGACTAACACCACCGTTCAGTGCGTCACATCGTTCGCCGCACGCAAATTCCGCCACGGGCAGATTTACTGCGCAATGATTGGCCTTAAGCGTGTAGGAACCATCAAGAAATACTTCAAAGGCGTGGATGACGTGACTTTTTACAGCGCCACACGCGAAGAACTAATCGACTTCCTGAATCACAGGAGATAGCCATGTTATATGCATTTAAGCTAGGCAGAAAACTGCGTGGCGAGGAACCTTATTGCCCTGAAAAAGGCGGGAAAGGTGGCAGTTCTGATAAAAGCGCAAAGTATGCAGCAGAAGCTCAGAAGTATGCCGCAGACCTGCAAAATCAGCAGTTCAACACCATCATGAACAACCTGAAGCCGTTTACTCCTCTGGCTGATAAGTATGTCGGTAGCCTCGAGAACTTATCGTCTCTGGAAGGGCAAGGTCAGGCACTTAACCAGTATTACAACTCTCAGCAGTACAAAGATCTTGCTGGTCAGGCTCGCTATCAGAGTCTGGCGGCAGCGGAAGCAACAGGTGGATTGGGTTCCACTGCAACCGGTAATCAGTTAGCAACAATCGCACCAACGCTTGGTCAGCAGTGGCTGTCTGGTCAGATGAACAACTACCAGAATCTGGCAAATATTGGTCTTGGCGCACTGCAAGGTCAGGCAAACGCCGGGCAAACATATGCCAACAATATGAGTCAGATTTCGCAGCAAAGTGCGGCTCTTGCAGCGGCAAATGCCAACAGACCATCAGCAATGCAATCTGCTATTGGCGGAGGTGCGTCTGGTGCTATTGCTGGGGCCGGACTTGCGAAATTAATTGGTTCATCAACTCCGTGGGGGGCTGCGATCGGCGGCGGTCTTGGTCTGCTTGGCTCGTTGTTTTAAGGGGTAATCAATGGCTACGTGGCAACAGGGTATTAATTCTGGTGGTTTTCTGGCTGGCATCGGTACGCAAAATGAGAATGCGCCAAAGGCAAGCGACATTAACGCAACGCTTGGTCTGATCCGCGAAAACAATGAACTGGCTCGCTCAGGTGCAAATAACGTTGGTCTGACCGCGTTACGTGGTCTGGCTGGAGTTGCTGATATTTACAATCAGGAACAGCAACAGAAAGCGATTAGTGCGTTCAATAAGGTTCACGCTGATGCATGGGCTTCTGGTGATCCATCGGGACTATTTAAGTTTGCCCAGGAAAATCCAGCGTTTGTTGCACAGGCACAACAGGCGTTTTCCGGTCTTAATGATCAGCAACGCAACGATATGGGCGATTTAGCCATGAGGGCTAACGTCGCTCTTTCTCAGGGACCGGAAGCCTACAGTAAATTCATTACTGACAACAAGGACAGGTTAAATCGCGTGGGGGCGAATGCTGACTGGATGATTCAGACAGGTATCCAGAATCCAGAGCAGCTATCACACATGCTGACTACTATGTCTCTCGGTGCGCTTGGACCAGAAAAGGCGTTTGCTGTTCAGGATAAGATGGCTGGTCGTGAAATTGACAGAGGCAGGCTGGCAGAGACAATCCGCAGCAATCAGGCTGGTGAAGCACTTCAGGCGAGAGGGCAAAACCTTTCCTATCAGTCAGCAATGACTGGGCACAATATCGCAGCACAACGCTTGGCTCTGGATCAGCAAGAGTTCGGGTTTAAGATGCAGCAAGCGCAGGAAAAGGCTCAGCAGTTGATTAGCGAAGCACCTAAGCTGTCAGTAAATATGGAAAAAGGCATCGAGACGGCTGTAAACAATGCCACAGCATCATCAAACTCAGCCAATTCTATGAGTGCGCTTGCTCAACAGTTCAGAGCAGAAAAACCAACGACAGGTTTGTTCGGTAACGCACAGAACATGTTCGCAAAACTTACCGGAAGCGATACGACATTGCGTGATTTGCGCATTCGCCAAAATGCCCTTGTTAACAGTCAGGTTCTTAAATTCCTACCTCCCGGCCCAGCAACGGATAAAGACGTTGAGATCGTTCGTCAGGGTGCACCAACTGACATGGATAACCCTGAGACTGTCGCAAGATGGCTTGATGCAATGGCAAACCTTGAGCGACGAAACGCGCAGTTTAATGAGTTTAAAGCTGAGTGGATGAGCGCGAATGGCAACCCTGGACAATCGCGTAATGGCGGTCAGATATTGGGGTTGGATGTTAAAAAAGGTGAATCATTGGGGAGTGCCGTTAAGCGGTATATGTCAATGAATACTGACGCAGCGCCAGCACAAGATTCGACACCTTCAGGAGAACCACGGAATCAGGTTGGATCATATACCTCAAAATCAGGCATTCAATTTACGGTGGAATGATGAAAGTAACTGCAAACGGTAAGACATTTACCTTTCCTGATGGTACGAGCACCGAAGATATTGGCACCGCCATTGATGAGTATTTTGCTGGTCAGTCAGCACCAACACAACAAGGTGTTCAGCAATCGCCAGCAGACAACTCACTTGCATCAGGATATGCACAGATTGCCACTCAGCAGAAGGAAGGACTAGATCGCTCTGCTGAGCAAGGGGCTGTTTTAGGTGCTGCAATGCGCGATGCCGTTACCGGTGAAAGCCGAATGACACCAGAAATGGAGAGACTGCAAAATGTTGGGTCTGCTCCAGAGCTTAATAGCTTAAGCACTGATGCGCTGCGTGCTGGATTGGGGCAGCTATTTGGTTCAGACGCTTCACAGGAGAAAATACTGCAAAGTATTGGCGGGAAAATCCGGAAGGATGAGAAGGGAAATTCCATAGTCACCCTTCCTTCAGGGGAATATGCACTTAACAAGCCTGGTTTGTCACCGCAGGATATAACGTCATTCTTGGCAAATGCTCTTGCATTCACTCCAGCAGGTAGAGCTGCGTCTGTTGTAGGTGCAACACTAAAATCAGGCGCTACTGATTTAGCTTTACAGGGTGCCACTAAGATCGCTGGCGGTGAGAATGTTAATCCAGTTCAAACTGCAATTTCTGCTGGTCTTGGTGGGGTACTGAAGGGTGTAGAAAACACCGCAAGCGCAGTGTCTCGTTCTGCTATGGGTAAGATTGCTCCTGAAAAACAAGCTCAGATTGACTTTGCCAAGCAGAACAACTTGCCACTGATGACAACAGATCTTGTGGAACCGGGAACAAATATTGGTAAGCAAGCACGAGCTATGGCTGAGCGAATCCCAATAGCCGGAACAGGTGGGATAAGAAATGCACAGCAAAAGGCCAGGGAAGATTTAGTTAGAACATTTAGCGATAATGTTGGTGGAATATCTGACGCACAACTTTACCAATCAGCTACTCGTGGTCAGCAGCAATTTATTCAGGCTGCTGGCAAGCGGTACGACAGGATCATCAGTTTGATGGGGGATACTCCTGTTGACATCACTGGAACAGTGAAAGCAATTGATGAGCAGATTTCCAAGTTAACTCGCCCAGGAGTATCGCAAGACCGCTCAGCTGTTTCTGTCCTTCAACAGTTTAGAAATGACATCACCAGCGGTCCAAATAACCTGCAATTAGCTAGAGAAAACCGTACAAACTTACGTAAGCGCTTTATGGCAGCACCTGACGAGGTCGATAGAGATACGCTGGAGAAAGCTGCGCAGTCTGTTTATAACGCATACACAACAGACATGAAAAAAGCGGTTGGCGCAAAACTAGGTGCGAAGGAAGCGCAAAACATGTCGCGTGTTGATCGTTCTTGGGCAAAGTTCAACGACATGATGAGCAATACACGTGTCCAAAAAGCTATTCAGAGTGGTAAAACAACGCCAGAAGATGTCACTAAACTAGTATTCAGCCAAAGCCCAGCGGAAAGGGCGCAACTTTATCGATTGCTTGATGATAGTGGGCGTCAAAATGCTAGAGCAGCACTTGTTCAGCGTGCAATGGATAAGGCGACAAGCGATTCAGGAAAGCTTAGCGTTGAGAAGTTTATTAATGAAATGAAAAGGAATCGGAAGCAGGCTGAGACGTTCTTCAGAGGAGAGCATGGGAAACAGCTTGATGGGATAATGAAATATCTTGATTCCACTAGACAGGCAGCTACAGCTGCCGCAAGCCCACTAACAGGGCAAATGGTAGCTGGTCCAGCAGCGCTGATAACAGCTCTTGCGTCTGTTACAAATCCAATGTTTGCAAAAGTTGCGGCAGTTGGAGCTGGTATCGGTATGGCTGGCAGGGGCTATGAGTCACGCGCGATGAGGAACGCATTACTAAAGTTAGCAAACACGCCAAAAGGAAGTACTGCTTATGATAGAGCGATCAGACGGGTATCTGAAACTCTTACACCTCTAATTCAGGCTTCAAGTGAGAAAGCCCAGCAGTAAAAAGTTGGTTAGCGGTTGATGGTTGCTTTTTTCGGGTCATACCATCTCGGCCATTCTTTCAGGAATGGGAATGAGTCGGGTGCGTGGTTCTTTTTGTACGATTTAAGCAGCCTTAACCGCTCAATCGCACACTCATAAACCTCTTGTTGCCCTGTAGTCATCTCGGTCCATGAAAGGTGATCCATTGATAAGACAACGTTTTCAGCTTCTTTTATGAGGGCGTTTTTATTTCTCACCGCAGCAGCATGGCTGACAGAGCAATCCTGCCATATTCTTAAAATCCAAATAGCTAAGCAGATGAAAAAAATGGTAGATAGCGATATATACACACCAACCTCCTTAGTTTTTCGCAGGATACCATGAAAAAAGTAAACATTGGAAACGTACCAAAGATGCTCGTACCGCTCTTTGAGAGCGGTACGATTGTGTTTTGCAGAGACTTTCCAGAATGGCAACGCCTGCATCAAAAACTTGGCGTGGACGTGCAGGACTCGGATGCCAACGGAGCGTCTCATACAATGAGCAGCGAGAATGGTGTTTTGCATGTGATAGGCGTGTTCAATGGCAAACTATCTACCATTGCCCATGAGTGCGCTCACATGGCATTCGATATCTGCTCAAGGGTCGGTGTTGATGTTGAACCAGGAAGAGCCAACGAGACTTACTGCTACTTAATGAGCAGGCTTGTTGAGTTCTGCGAGCGACATATCAAAAAGCCGGAGTGACCCGGCTTGATTATTACTTTTTTTGGTATGTTAAGAATGGCAAGTCGCCAGTGTACCCCAAGCGGAAAAGCTCCAATTGCTTATCTCTTATGGATAAAAAATAATCGTTTCTTGCCTTTTTAAGCCACAACCAGCCGATCATCAAGATGAATAATATTGATATTATTGGCATCGGGGAGATCAACACCACTCCGATGAATAATGACGCTAGCAGCACCGATAAAATAGCAGAAACCATACTAATCTCCCACTAAGGTAACAATATGACCATAGAAGAACGCCTGAACAACATCGAGTTGAATCAAACCCTGCTTGACCAGCGACTTTCAGATCTTGAACTTAAAGATCTGGATGCGCAAATATCGGAAGCAGAAGCCAAGCTCTCCAGCCTAAACCACCGCAAGAAGCAAATCCGCAACAGAATTACTCAGGGACGCGGAAGCTGTTGAGGTGGGATGCTAGGTCTCTATCGTTAAAATCAAGGCTGCTAATCATTTCATTGTAAATAGCGTTTTTATCTTCCATTGGCAGTCTTGAGTAAACCAGACACAGAGCATATTTCAGGGAGTTTAGCTCTTTCTCTAGCTCTTCCTTGCTTGATGTTTTTGACTTAATAAACTGTTTTTTATTCATTTTGCATCCTTACCATACATGGTTTTCAGTGTTTCAATCAGCGCATCCCTGAATTTGTCAGCCTCTTTCTGAGCAAATTCATTGCTATTAAGCGATCTACCACAAACAGCATCTTCGATAATCTGTATTATTTCAGCATTCATGGAACGCTTGTTATGTTGCGCCCTGGCTTTAACCTTTGCCTTTAACTCTTTGGAAATCCTGATATTTATTTGCGGCTCTTCGCGTGACATACCACCTCCATAGCATTTTGGTGATATTACTATTGCATCACTGCGATCACAATGGTATAACGGTTATACCAAATTGATTGGAGGTAATATGATAGTCAAGTCAGACGCACCAAAGTACCCTTTGCGCATCCCATTAGAGGTTAAGTTAGCAATCGAGAAGTCAGCGAAAGAAAATGGTCGCTCAATAAATACCGAGATGGTAATGCGGTTAGTGGATAGTTTAAGGCGGGATAGTTCTAAAGGTAATCTAGCAAAAAGTTGAAGCCCCAACTGCGGGAACAGTCAGGGCTTCGGTATCAACAAATCGGATTAGGAAATATTGACATGAAAAGTATAGCAAAGGCACAAAACGATTTCACCATCTTCAAATTCGGCGACAGTGAAATCCGCGTCATCAACAAATGCGGTGAGCCGTGGTTTGTAGCAAAAGATGTTTGTGATGCTTTAACCCTGACTAACTCACGCAAGGCGCTTACTGCACTTGATGACGATGAAAAGGGAGTAACTTTAAGTTACACCCTTGGTGGTGAGCAGAATCTAAGCATTGTTAGCGAATCAGGTATGTATACATTGGTTCTGCGCTGCCGCGATGCTGTCAATAAAGGTTCGGTCCCGCACAAATTCCGCAAGTGGGTAACAGCAGAAGTTCTACCTTCAATTCGCAAACATGGCGAGTATGTGAAAGGCAAGAAAACCACTGTTGAGGAAAGAACGCCGCTACGCGATGCAGTAAACATGCTGGTAGGAAAGAAAGGACTTCGCTATGACGATGCATACAATATGGTTCATCAGCGTTTTGGTATTGACAGCATTGATGAACTTTCAATTGAACAAATCCCGCTGGCCGTAGAGTACATCCACAGGGTAGTGCTTGAAGGAGAGTTCATCGGCAAACAAGAGAGGAAAGTCAACGAGCTTTCTGCAAAAGAAGCAAACAGCCTTGTATGGCTATGGGATTATGCTAACCGCTCACAGGCATTATTCCGCGAACTGTATCCGGCGCTGAAACAAATTCAATCGAACTATTCCGGCAGATGCTACGACTACGGTCATGAATTCTCGTATGTTATCGGAATGGCGAGAGACGTTTTAATCAATCACACACGAGATGTTGATATCAATGAGCCAGACGGACCAACGAATCTTTCCGCATGGATGAGACTTAAGAATAAAGAATTACCTCCTTCAGTACATAACTACTGACAGATAACCAACGCAACGACCCAGCTTCGGCTGGGTTTTTTTATGCCCAAAATTCACCGTGGCCACGCTGCGGCGATTCATTGTATCTGGAGCAAATTAAATGACAGACATTACAGCCAATGTGATCGTATCGATGCCTTCGCAACTCTTCACTATGGCGCGTTCTTTTAAAGCCGTAGCCAATGGCAAAATTTATATCGGTAAAATTGACACTGACCCGGTAAATCCTGAAAACCAGATTCAGGTTTATGTAGAGAACGAAGACGGCTCTCACGTTCCTGTTTCGCAACCAATCATCATTAACGCTGGCGGGTATCCGGTATATAACGGACAGATTGCCAAATTCGTAACTGTGCAAGGCCATTCTATGGCTGTATACGATGCGTATGGAGCGCAGCAATTCTATTTTCCTAATGTGCTGAAGTATGACCCTGATCAGCTTGAAGAAAGATTGTCTGGAAACGATGGTTCAAAATATATAGGATTCATTCAGAGTGAAAACAATGCAAAAGGCACGACATCATTAATTAAATTAAGGGAAACACTTTCTTTTGATGATTTCATACCGCCAGACATTAATGGGAACACATCAAATATTGACTGCTCTGACTACATTCAAGCAGGAATAAAAGAGGCATTTAATGGAAACAAAAAAATAATTGGAGTTCCAGGTAAGGTATATGGCATAAAAAAAACATTAATTATACCTCAAAATTTCGATGAAACATTTGAGAGGGCAAAGCAAAAAATTATAGATGGATGCGGTTGCGTATTCAACATGCTTTCAGATATTACTCTTTTTGAGAGTGGATATTATAATGATAACGGTGTGCTTGTAAGCAACTTTGGTTCTAGTGATGATTCACATTACAGTAAGTATATCTCATTATCAAATTTCTCTATTATATCAAGCACAGATAATAATAGGTTGAGTTCAGCCTGCCTAAGGATTCAAGACTGGCATCATGGGTGTGAGATTAAAAATATATTTTGCAATTGCTCATCATTTGGTATTCACTCACACAATAACTACTACCTTAAATTGGATAATATTGTTTTTGAATATCCGCAGGAATATTTGGGTGATAGATTTGTTTTTAGCGGGGCGCATAATTTAAACGAATTTACAAGACTGATTGCAACAAATGCCCAAATGCAATATAGATTTGATGGGCCTGTAACATCGCTTGTAATGGATGGTATTTCTGTTGAAGGTTGCACTGTTGGCATACAATTTAATGCCGCTGTTTATGATTTCAAATTATGTAACTCATACATCGAAAATGTCGATGATGTTGGTGTTTATTTTGGTAGTTATGTATTTTCATCATTACTTGAAAATAACTATGTAAATTTTATCTCTAAGGACTCAATGTTTTTTGTTGGGTATGCAGATACGCCAGCTAGTGAAATATTTATTTCTGGAAGTAACAGGTTTGAAAATGCTGATAACATTGGGAGGATATTAAAAACAAAGGAAAACACTTATGGTCATGGTGTAAGGGTTGAATTTTATGACTCTGTTGCGTCTAGTACCAGAGACTTAATTGTTCCTGAAGGTTATTTTGGAGTTAATCACAGAATAGACCAGAGGAAGAAAATAAATGGAGTTAGCGGAAATGTCGTCAACTCTATATTAACTGGTAATTATGCTGGTAAATTTTCAGGTGGTCTTGATGGTGAATATGGGTTTGAGTGGATAGATTTTGGTAATTCAACATTGTTACTAAAGACATCTGCAATTCATAATTCAGTTGAGACATTAAGTGTGAACATAGTTGTAAATCATCAGTCTGGAAGTGTAAGACTGAAAGGGTTATTCATGTCTGGTGAGTTCTTTGAATTTAGTAGCTCAATCCAGAGTGGTGGTGGAGTATTCTTTTCTACAAATTTGGAATTAAATACTGATGATTTGCCATATGTTCAAATTAAAGGTAGAAGCGATCTGGTTCCTGATAAAATATTGAGCGTATACGGTGAAGTTAGAATATTGTAATGAACATTTGATGTTACAATTAAATTGCAAGTGATTTTTTTGTGCATTATTGTTAATATTTTATTTTGATTGCTAAAATCAAAATAAGTTTATTTGTTAATTAAAACAACAAGATGCTCTTACACAAAGCTTTGCACTGGATTGCAAGGATTTGTGTCATTCGATAGTTAAGGTGGAACACTCCACCTTTTCATCAAGCCAGTCCGCCCACCACTGCATCATTTCTCTGCGCTTATCGAGATACCGAGCATGGTTGTAAATCCCGCGCACAGATCCGCCGTTGGCATGTGCCAGTTGCACTTCAATAGCATCAGCAGGCCATTCGTGCTCGTTCATAATCGTGCTGAATTCATGCCTGAATCCGTGACCGCTTTCCAGACCCTCATAGCCAATTTGTTTGATCACAAGCAATACCGCGTTCTCGCAGATTGGCTTCTTCTTATCGTTGCGACCGGCAAAAACAAACTCTGATACTGGTTTAGTGATTGAGCTTAGCGTAGTGAGAAGTTCAACCACCTGGTCTGACATAGGAACCACATGAATTTTGCGTCCCTTCATCACACTGGCGTCGATGGTGATAATCCTGTTTTCAAAATCGACGTTCTTCCATAGCATGGAACGAAGCTCTTTTGTTCTTAGGGCTGTGTAGCGTAAAACTTTGGTCGCAATGAGCGATACGATGCTTCCTGAAAATGTTGCCAGTGCTTTGTTAAATGCCGGGATCTGGTCTGCAGGAAGAAACGGGAAGTTTTTCTTGCGGTATCCCTTCATGGCGTCAGCAAGGTCAGGTGCCGGGTTATATTTAGCCCTACCAGTGACAATAGCGTAACGGAAAACCTCGCCGCATCTTCTGCGGGCTTTGTTGGCTCGCTCCATTGCACCGCGATCTTCAAATCTGCGGATTACTTCCAGCAGTTGCATCGGCTCAATATCCAGAATCTCGAGACCGCCGATGATGGGTAAAATGTCGTCATCAAACATTTTGGCAAGTTCAGTCGCATACCCTACAGACCACACTTGCTTCTTGTGCTCGTACCATTCCTTGTAAATGGCACTAAAGGAATTGTTGTTAGACGAAGCCTTTTTCGCTTTTACCGGATCTATGCCAACCGAGATGTCTTTCCTCGCAGTCCATGCTTTATCCCTTGCCTCCTGCAAAGTCATAAGCGGATATTTTCCGACAGTCAGGATTTTCTCCTTACCGTCAATCTTGTAGCGAAGCTGCCATACCTTTTTCCCGGATACAGGGACATAAAGGTACAGGCCATTACCATCGAGAAGGCGGTATGGTTTTTCTTTCGGCTTTGCTGCTTCAATCTGCTTAACGGTGAGCATGGGTAAAAATCCGGTGGGTAAAATTATTTTATCCACTTTTTACCCGTCACGGAGTGCGGCTGTCAACGATCTGAAGCGAACCATGACGAACTGTGAATCTACGGAAGGCTTGATATTCAGGGGATTTTGCGTACTGGTACGGATGGGAGCGAACTGATAAATAGTGTCCCCTGCAGGAATCGAACCTGCAATTAGCCCTTAGGAGGGGCTCGTTATATCCATTTAACTAAGAGGACAATGCGGCATGAGTATACCCGCTAATGGAGTGCGGGGTAAGTACGCTGCCGCTCGATTGCTTAAACCCTCGCCATTTATGCCGGGTTTTTATCATTTTTCTTAATGTTTTCCGCACGTTCTGCTTTTTGGCGTGCTTCTGCTTTACGCTTGTTGCTCATGTCGTTACGAATCTGTGCATGACTCATTAACGCGAAGATAAAGGTGCCGCCGCAGATGTTCCCCGCTAAAGTAGGTAGTGCGAAGGGCCAGATGAAATCGCTCCAGTGCAGCGTACCGTTAAACACCAGATAGAGGATTTCAACAGAACCGACCACGATATGGGTGGTGTCACCCAGGGCAATAAGCCAGGTCATCAATATAATCACCACAATCTTTGCCGCACCTGCTGCAGGAAACATCCATACCATAGTGGCGATCAGCCAGCCGGAAATGATCGCGTTGGCAAACATCTCGCTGGGGGTGTTCTTCATCACATCCATGCCGATTTTGACAAATGCATCGCGAGTTTCTTCATTGAAGATAGGCATATATTCAAATGCCCACGCAGCAATACCAGTCCCGAGAATATTACCCAGCAGCACGACTCCCCATAACCGCATAAGTAAGCCAACGTTGCTCATTGTCGGTTTTTGCATGACGGGTAGTACCGCAGTCACGGTGTTTTCGGTAAATAATTGCTGGCGGGCCATTATGACGATAATAAAACCAAAGGTATAACCGAGATTCTCCAGTAAGAAGCTGCCCGGCACACCTTCCAGTTCGACATGAAATATCCCTTTTGCCAGTAACGAAGCGCCCATCGACAGACCCGCCGCAATGGCTGACCACAGTAGCGCCATTGCGTCGCGTTCCAGCTCTTTTTCACCATCCTGGCGGATATGCTCATGAATTGCCATCGCCCGGGAGGGGAGTCGGTCTTCATCTATTTCTATTTTTTTGCCGCGCTCTTTTTCTTCGCTCTCAACTTCAATTTCGTCGCTGTGTTGATCAATTTTGTCGTTGTCCAT